TGCTTTCAAGCGGCGAACAACATTCTGTCAGAGACTTCTGTAATGATGTTGCTAAATATCTTGGCTTTGAAATTGAGTGGCAAGGTACTGCTGAGGATGAAGTTGGCTTTAATAAGACGACAGGCAAAAAGATTATTGAAGTAAATAAGAGTTTTTATAGACCTGCAGAAGTACATACACTTTTAGGCGATTGCACTAAAGCAAAGAAAATACTCAATTGGAAACCAGAGTACACTTTTAAAGATTTAGTGTTTGAAATGTGTGATGTTGAAATGAAAAATTTGATTGGAGATAAGAAATGAGCAATCTCATATTAGAAATGGGTGAACATTGTGTTAGCGACTTCATTAAAAATGATAGTGAAGGCGAAGGCCGAAAGAAGTATAGTCTAGACTTATATCAAGACGAAAAATATGGCGCAGTGCGTCTTCATGGTATCGCACCAGCAGATACTATGTGGGGTCAGTATTGGTATCGAAGTGGTATCAATGCAAGTATGACTAAAGAATTACAAGGAATTGTTGCAGAAGTAACATCAAGAGTTAAGACTAAAGATGGTGATATCTGGCTTGACATTGCGTGTAATGATGGCACACTATTGAAAGCAGTTCCAGATAACATGATCAAACTTGGTATTGATCCCTGTGATGATAGCTTTCATGCAGAAAGTTCTAAAGTAGCAACTAAGGTTGTTCAGGACTATTTTACCTATGATGCATGGCAGAAAACTGGCTACGGTGATGCTAAAGCTAAGATCATTACTTGCATTGCAATGTTCTATGACTTAGATGATCCAGTTCCATTCGTACAAGACTTGTATAAAGTTCTTGATGACAATGGCACATTAGTGCTTCAAATGAGCTACACACCATTAATGGTAAAACAACTTGCGTTTGACAATATCTGCCATGAACACGTTTATTACTATGACTTGAAGAGTATTACTAAACTCTTTGCTGAGAATGGATTCGTAGTTGTTGACTGTAGCATCAACGACACTAACGGTGGAAGTTTTAGAGTATATCTTCAAAAGAATGTTGCAGAAGTTTCTAGCTTTGCTACAGCACCTTTGCGTGATGTATGTAACTTCAGAGTTAATAGCATTCTCGCATACGAAAAAATTGAAAACGATATTTCTGATCCAGACACATGGAGTTTTTTTGATCGAAGACTTTATAAACTAAAGACTAATGTTGTAACATTCATTGAACAGGCTATCAAAGATGGCAAGACTGTTTATGGATATGGCGCAAGCACAAAGGGCAATACATTGCTTCAATACTTTGGACTAGATCATAGACACATTACTGCTATTGCAGAACGTAGCCCATACAAATTTGGCATGAAGACTATTGGCACTAACATTCCAATTATTAGTGAAGAAGAAATGCGCCTAGCAAAACCAGACTACATGTTAGTTCTACCTTGGCACTTCATTGATGAATTTGAAAAACGTGAGCAAGAGTACTTAAAGGGTGGTGGTACGTTTATTGTTCCTTGTCCTGCATTTAAACTGATCACAGGCTAATATGTACAACATCATCACATCGGTCGGGAGACTAAAGAACATTTCACTAATCAAGGATCACATTCAGCCACAGAATGTTAAGTGGCATGTGATTACTGATGAGGACCTTGGATTCAGTTTAAAATTCGTTGAGCCGTGGATAACAAGTTATGTATGTCCAAATAACTATAGAGAATTTTGGGCAAGATGCCATGGTGCATTAAATTGGTTCATTGAAACTCAAGAAATCAATGATGATGAACTGTATTGCTTTATGAATGATGATGATGGCTATGAGCCAAATTTCTTCAATTCTGTCACTACTGCTATTGCAGAAATTAAAGTTAAACACAATGCTGATGTTGATGTAATTATTGTTAGTATGAAAAGAGGTGATGCTACACCACATGATGCAGGTCCAGGCAGAGGGCATGGTACTAGCACACTCTATGCACATCCTGATAATATGAGAATTGGTAGCGTAGGACTTGAACAGATCGTAGTTCGAGGTAAAGTGCTGAAGAATTATAGACTTGGTATGCATATTGCAGGTGACGGAGAATTGATTAGCAGAATCACTCAAGAAAATCCTGTTGCATATGCTCAAGATATCTATGCGCTATTTAATTATTTTCCTTGCCCAGAATTTAAATTGATTACAGGATAAATTATGAAGAGAATAGTCTTTTTCAACTTTTGGCAAAACGGTGATTGCTTTATCAATAAGGAATACGTTAGAGATATAATTCAGCATTTTCCAGAAGCTGAAATTGACTATGCACATAAGAATCATCCTAATATCGTTGCAGACTTGAAATGTAATCATGTAACTCTTCAAAGTCTTCCTGAACAGTTGACTATGTGGATTCCTATTGCGCACGATCCTGGTGATGATGTGGTTTACATAAACACTTGGATTGGATGCTGGATTGGAAAATATCTTCAACACGGTGAACATGCAAACTTTACAACTCTTCCGCGCGTGTGGAAAGAGGTGTATGACTTTCTTAAGATTGAGATGAAGCCGTCGTATGAGAATTATCATCCACAAATTTATCATGAACACTTTGATAACGAACATGCTATACAGTATCTTAATGAGATTGGGCATTCATCCTTAATTGTATTCTGCAACGGACAAGCTATGAGTAAGCAGAGCAGCATGGGTAATATGGAAAAGATCATTGAGTTAGTTGCAGATGCGTTTCCTAATTACAATTTATTTGTCACAGATATGGTGAATGTGAATAAACCAAACGTTAAATTCTCGGAAGAGGTACTTAAAAGTTGTGTTGGCAATTTAAATCAAATTTCATATGTATCAAGCTTTGCCAAATTGATCATAGGTAAAAATAGCGGACCATTTACTTACGCACACACTAAAGCAAATATGTCAAACCCAAATAGTACGTTTATGTGTTTTAGTCATAGATTGGAACATTGCTTGATGGGAGAAGGAGAATACTTGACAAATAGCTTTTTTAGTGATACAATAGATGATAACAAAGCGTTTAACATTATTTCAGAGTTGATCACATCTCCAAAGTATGAAGCAATTAAGAAGAGTACAAAGCACTTATGAATGGCATTTTTATAAACACAAGAAAAGCACAATGCAGTATATACAGTAGTGGACTATTAATTAATGAATCACTTCAATCTAATGAATGGAACTTAGATTACATAGAAATCGACAAACTATCTCTTGATGATTTACACAATGGTCGTATAGTTGCAGATGGATTTTCAGAACTGTATGATTTTTATATTTTTAATTACCATCCATCTGCAATGCGAGACATGGAATCGGTTGATGCAAAAAGACTGTCTAACTTATCGGGTAGAAAATACGCTATAGTTTTAGAAGTAAATCCAAATGACGCATTTCCACAAAACTTTGGAATGTCTAAAATTGGATTTGATGACTATCTAGTTATTGATCCCACATTTATATCAAACGACAATTCAATACATTCATTTCCTCGTCCAATTGTAAATACTTTGCCCATCAAAAAACTTCTAGAAATTCCTGAAATTCCTGTTATAGGTAGTTTTGGATATGCGACACAAAATAAAAATTTTGACTTTATAGTGCATAGAGCGAGTATTGAATTTGAACGAGCTTTAGTTAGAATCAATATACCTATAGCAAACTATTGTCCAGACAATATGTTCTTTCAAATTAAAGAAAGTTGTGAAAATAATGTGCGTTCTGGAATCGAATTGCAAATTACTAGAGACTATATGTCCAATAGTGATCTAGTACGTTGGTGTTCTAGTAATGATTTGAATTGTTTCATGTATGATCGTCAAATGGCAGGCCTAGCAGCTACACCAGACCAATCTATATCATCTGGTGCACCAATTGCTGTGTTTAACAATTATACATTTAGACATTTACTTGAGTATATTCGGCCTTTCCCAGAATGGACGTTTAAAGACTCTATGTTAAAAAGTCAAGATGGAATTACTAGAATGAGAGAAGCGTGGAGTAGTGAAGCTTGCGTTAACAGATTTAAAGAAATACATTTTAGCTGAGAAAATAAATGAAACATATTGCGCTAGTTAGTGGACCAGTACAAGGATGTGGTATTTTTTATTGGGGCAGTAATGTATATGATATATTAAGGCACAGCGAGAAGTATAAATTTCATTTTGTAACTGCATCGAGTTATCAAGAATTTTTAGCAAAGACACATGATGCCGATTTAATTATCTATAATTGGCATTCTGTAACTATGCCATGGTGTACGACAGAAGTTTTTACGAATACTCTAAAACCTCAATTTTTAATTCATGGACACACATTAAATTCAGAACTAATTGATTTCACTGGCATAGATGAATTCATTACCGTAGATCCGTCAATGAATTATGGACTTAAAAACTTTCATTCTGGTTATAGACCTATTGCATATTATGATGATATCGTGTATAATAAACCTAACAGCGTATTAAAGATAGGAACTAGTGGTGTAGGTCATGATGGCAAGAACATAAATTCAATACTAAATTTAATCAACGACCAGTTTGATGATTCAGTCATATTCAATATTCATTGGAGTGTGGGTGACTATGTTGGTGTTGATAGTATCGCACTAGAACAGAAATTAAATGCATTGAAATCTTTAGCAAAGCCTAACGTAGAATTAAATTTTACTATAAAACGACTGTCGGAATATGATAACGTAAAATGGCTTAATAATAATGATATCAATCTATACATGTATAATAATTATGATTGTGATGGTGTAAGTGCTAGTGTAGATAAAGCATTAGCAGCAAAGAAGCCCATTGGCGTAAACACTACAGGATATTTTAGACACATCATATCAGACGAAATTAACATAGATAAAACACTCATTAAAAACATTATCAATAGTGGAATAGCTCCAATAGAAAAATATTATGATATGTGGAACCCTAAAACATTTTTAGAACAGTACGAAAGTATCTTTGATGAATTCTTCAAACGAGACTATGTTAAAATTTAGTATCGTATTGCAGGGCGAATTCACACCATTTACAAAAGTAATTATTGACGAGTATCAAAAACTTCCATTTGTAGAAAATATTATACTTTCCACATACGAAACTTCAGACATACTGAATGATGTGAACGTTATCTTCAACGAATTGGTTTCTCCTCGAGGATTAGGGAATCGTAATCTTCAAATCAATACATCAAAGAATGGACTATCATTAGTGCAAAGTAAATACTGCATTAAGATGAGAACGGATCAACTCATTAGAGACATGCCATTAATGTATGAGTACTGGAACAAAGACAGAAGAGAAGATGGTAAAGTATTTGTTATGGGAATGTACAAAGCATTTCCATATCATCCTAGAGACCATGTATTTTGGGGCAGAACAGAAGACGTAGTGAATGTATTTGATGTTCCCTTTGATATTGAAAGAGGCTCAAATCAAGATTATACATACAATACAAGAGCAGAAACTTATATTGGGCAGTATTACTATGCGAGATTTGATCCATCTATATGGGAACATATAAACGATCCACTCACGTTCTTAGTTGATAGTGCACCAAGAAAATCAGAAGCACTTGAAAAAGATTATAAACTTAGAGATAAAGTATTTGTTCCTTTTCCTAGAGTTAGCATGGCATGGCCTAAACATGGACTTAACGAATATCATTATCACATCGGACAAACACTTACGGAGTATTGGGCATGACAATTGACATATTATGATTAAACTTATTCTTCTTGATGTTGATGGTGTATTAACAAATGGCAGAAAGCAGTATGATAAAGATGGAAATGTTATACTAAAAACATTTTGCGACAAAGATTGGACTGCAATTAAAAGATTTCGTGCTTTAGGTATTGAAGTTGCATTTTTATCTGGTGACGGCTTCAATGCAAATATTGCAAAAAATAGAAACATACCATTCTATTTAAACAGAAGCAATGGAAAGCATTCAGATAAATCAGAATATCTAGATGAGATATGCAAAGACTTTAAAGTAACACCTGAAGAAATTGTTTATGTTGGTGACGATATCTTTGATGTAAGAATTGCAAAAGCAGTAGGACATGCATATTGTCCATGTGATGCAGTATTTGATATGATACATGAATGTAAAATATTACCCCGTAATGGCGGTGATAATGTTATCGAAGCTTTATTTGAAGAATTGACTGTAAAAGAGTTAATTCCAAATTATGATTTTAATGATCATTTAGATGCAGTATATGAATTGGATGAGAAAGAAAAATTCTAATGTATGACATATCACTATATGGACATTTAGTGTTTGACACAATTAATGATTGTTCAAAAACTGAACATGAAATTGGTGGTATAGTAAATGTTTGGAGAGCATTAAATGTTTTTGATCCAACATTAAAAATTTATGTTTGTCCAACAAACATTGGCACATCAACTATTACAATCGATAAAGAAAATAGTCAACGCACTAGCGAATCACAATTAAATTCTATTGTAGTTAATGTAAAATGCGAACCAAGTATTATCAGTCATATTGCATACATAAACTATATTGATGATTTAAGTTTTTTAGAAGAGATGAGAGCAGATTTAATTTTTGCTGATATATGTTCTGGCAAAGAGATAGACAAAGAATCGTACAAGTACTTAGATTATATTTTTGTATCTGAAGAAGATGTACATCTATTAAAAGATATTGAAGAATTTGATGGTGTAGTTATTACACATTCACCAATGAAGAGTTATACAAATAAAGATGAAATTTTTGTTCTTGATAAAGATAGATATATAAAAGGCGTAAACGTGTTGGGTGCTGGAGATTATTACGCAGCACATTTCCTATATCAAAAATTAAATCATAAATCAGATTATCAATCTATGGTAGCTTCTCACCTATCAACAACAAACTATTTAAAAAATAAATTATGAAAACAAATGTATTAATACCTATGGCGGGTTTAGGTAGTCGCTTTCAAAAAGAAGGCTTTACTGTACCCAAACAACTAATTAATATTAAAGATAGGCAATTAATTGATATCTCATTAGATTGTTTAGACACAACAGACTGTAATCTAATTTTTATTATTCGTGATGAACACGTATATAATTTCAGAATGGATGAAATTCTAAGAATGAAATTTGGTGATGATATTAAAGTTGTTGTTTTAGATCATTTGACTAGAGGTTCAGTTGAAAGTTGTTTATATGCAGCCGAATATATTGATAATGATGCTCCACTTGTTATTCATACATTAGATATTGAGTTTAGACCAGTGTTTGATCCAAAAACTGTTGGTGAAATTTTAGCTGATGGTGTGTTATTAACATTCAAGTCAAATAGCGCAAACTATAGCTATGCTAAGTGTGATGATAATTATGTAACTGAAACGGCTGAGAAAAAGGCAATTAGCTCAGATGCGTGTGTGGGGATTTATGGATTCAAACGTGGATCAGACTTTTGTAATTATGCAAGAAAAATGATTGAAGATGATATTCGTACAAACAATGAATTTTATATCGCACCACTATACAATCTTTTAATTAATAATGGACTTAAAATTACTACAGTACCAGTAGAAAAAATGCATGTATTTGGTACACCTGATGAATTTAGATTTTATAAAAAGAATGTCATGAAGCGTTTTGGTGATAAGCCTGTTGCTTTATGTAGCGACCATTCTGGGTTTGAAGCTAAAGAATTATTTAAATCTATTTTGAGTGATATGGATGTCCAGTATATTGATTATGGAACTGTTGTTAATCGTGACTGCAATTACAAAGACTTTATTAGTCAAGCAGTTAAAGGAATAGAAGATGGTGATTGTGACTTTGCATTTAGTTTCTGTAGAACTGGTCAGGGTGTAAATATATGCGCAAACAAATATAAAGGAATTCGTTCTGCATTGATCTATGATAATAATGCTATGGAAATGGCAATACGCCATAACTGCGCAAACTTCTTTGCTATACCTGCAATAAATGCTACAGTAGAAAACTTACAAGAGTATATTGAAATTGGATTTCAGCATTCATTTGATGGAGGCAGACACCAAATTAGAATACAGGAACTTGAATGAAAGTATCAAACATAAATGATTATGTAAAAGGATGGTTTGTAGGAGACTTTAATCCATCTATTTTTAATAATCCATTTTTTGAGGTCGGTCACCACAAACACAGAAAAGGTGAAGACACATTTCCACACTATCATAAAGTCACAACAGAACTTAACTACATCGTCCGAGGAGAACTTATTGTATCCAGCAAACATCTTAAAGAAGGTGATATGTGGACATACGAAAAGAATGAAGTTTCTGATGTAGAATTTTTAACTGATGTTGAATTGATAGTAATTCGTTGGCCCAGCATACCGAGTGATAAATATGAAATTAATTGCACATAGAGGACTACTTAATGGTCCAGATGTTAACCTTGAGAATCGTCCCGAACAAATTGAATTGGCACTGTCTCTAGGATTTGATTGTGAAATTGATCTTTGGTTAGTTAATTCTGAATTTTATTTAGGACACGATAGACCAGACTATGCAGTTGATAAATCGTTCTTAAATAATTTTGGACTATGGATACATGCCAAAAATCTATCGGCACTACGTTGGCTAACTGATACTAGCTTATCGTATTTCTGGCATGAAAAAGACCAATTCACTTTAACAAGCAATAAATTTATCTGGACTTATCCAGGCAAAGAACTAACTCAACGTAGCATAGCAGTTCTACCAGAATTGCTTGATCCTGAATTTAAAAATCTACCAACCAACTGTTTTGGTATATGTTCAGATTACGTAGAAAAAATGCAGTCTAAATAAATGTCCACCCTGCGGTGGATATTTCAAAACCACAACGAAAGGAAATGATATGAAAGCTATCAAGGCTTTACTATCTTCATTATTTTTGTGTGTACTAATGGCATCATCAAGCTATGCTGGCACAAATACAATTAAATTATCAGCAGACTCAAGCAAGTCTGACGTATATTGGATGGCAATGAACATCTATTACGAAGCAGGCAATCAACCACTAATCGGAAAGATTGCAGTTGGTGTAGTCACACTGAACAGACTTCATGACAAACGTTTTCCAAAAAACATTCGTGACGTAGTTACTCAACCATCACAGTTTTCTTGGTACTCAGCTAAGAGTGCAGCGCCGCCTGCCAATAACAAAATATGGAAAGAGTCGTATCGTGTCGCTAGTCTGCTATTGACAAAAGCTGCTGAAAATGATATAATAGATATTCTCGAAGGTGCAACGCATTTTCATGCTAACAACATAAAACCTATCTGGGTCAATACTGTTACTAAGATTGCGACTATTGAAGGTCACACATTTTATCGGATGAACTAAAGGAATTAATTATGGATTTAAAGATTTTGACGCAGAAGGAATTTGAAGCTGAGATAAAACAGATCCAAAAAGATAAGCATCCGATACCTCTTATTGATGCTATTCTAGAATTTTGCAGCAAAAAGAATATTGAGGTCGAAACGGCAGCTTCATTGATTACGCCTAGAATGAAAACTGCACTTGAAGGCGAAGCTATGAAGGCTCGCATGATTACACCTAAGGCGCGTTTACCTGTAGAACTCGAGGACTAACATATGCAATGGAAAATTACACCTTCAACTAAAAAATCTATTCTAGACAATACATACTGGATTAAAGGCGACATGCAAATTTGCCAAGAAACTGGTTGGCGAATGGGCGAGTTTTTTGTAGAGCCTATGCCCGGCGTTACGATTGAAGATTATCTATCTGGTAAAGATAACGATATTGTTCTACATGAAGAATTTAGTGTGATCGACTTCTCTACGACTGATGGTTGCTGGGAAGAGTACACATACTCAGAAAATATGTCGGACGAAGACATTGCAGATATCGAACAATTTTTAGATGATGGTGGTGATTTAGCTGAAGATGGTTGGAAAATTATAGATTCAGACACTATCATTCAAGGTGACATTGAAATTGAAGAGGTCAACGATTAATGAAAATGGATGCAATAGACGCATACAAATACTATTTGGGAATAAAGAACCATTTCACTAGAGATAGCTACGATTGGTTCAAGTACAATAAAAAGGTTAATGTCACCTACGACTCTTTTATGAAGAGAAAAGACAAGTTATTTTTTGCCAGACTTGGTAATAGAAAAGACGAATACTTAGAAGAATTTCTAGTAGCAAATTTTCTGATTGATGCTAAGATATGGGTAGGAGAACTCCTATCAGAAGAATGTGAAGAGCGATATAAAGATTGGAAGAAACGTCAAGAATCTTTGACGTATTTGTTCAAGAACGAAATAGACTTTCTATCAGGACATACTCCTGAAGAACTAAATGAATTTTTTGAAGTGAGAAGTGGAGATCATCCGCGAATCATCAAGAAGTACTTGCGACATGAAATCAGCTTAGAGACACTATCTATTCTGAATTCTATCTTGCATTTTAACAAACGTTATGATACAATGGTTCACGATCCTATATACAGAGAGGTAAGCAAGCTATGCAAAAAATACCAGCCCTTTTTAAGGTACGATACGGTCAAGATGAAAAGCGCATTGCGCGAAGTAGTAATGAGTTAGTTCCAACAGCAAAGGCACCTCAGCAGCAAAGCAAGAAACAGGTGTGTGTGCTATTGACTAATGTGAAGAATTCTGATATACTATATACTAGTACATCATGAAGCAAGTGGACAAGAAAATATATTTAACATACAACATACAAGGAAATACATATGGCAACATCATTCGCAGATTTGAAAAAATCACGCAACAAAGACATGGAGACATTGACAGCACAGGTCTCTAAACTCAGCAGCAAAGACGGAGAAAAGAAATCGTATATCGATGACCGTTTTTGGAAACCTCTAGTAGATAAAGCAGGCAACGGATTCGCAGTAATTCGCTTTCTCCCTGCACCCGAAGGTGAAGACATGCCTTGGGTTCAAACATTCTCACACTCATTCCAAGGTCCTACTACAGGACTATGGTATATCGAAAACTCTTTGACTACCCTCAACAAGAAGGATCCAGTCTCAGAGTTCAACACACTTCTGTGGAATACAGGCAGTGATGCGGACAAAGAAGTTGCACGTAAGCAAAAGCGTAAGCTTTCGTACATTGCAAACATCTATGTCGTAAGCGATCCAGCTAATCCAGACAATGACGGTAAAGTGTTCTTGTTCAAATTTGGTAAGAAGATTTTCGATAAGTTGAACGACTTGATGAATCCTGAGTTCCCAGATGAAGAACCGCGCAACCCATTCGACCTATGGACAGGCGCTAACTTCAAGTTGAAGATTCGTAAAGTTGAAGGTTATCAGAACTACGACAAGTCCGAGTTCGATAAAGATGGTCCAGTTTCTGGAGATGAAGATCACATGGAACGTATTTGGAATTCTGAATACAAGCTTGGTGAATTCCTATCTGAATCCAACTTCAAGTCTTACGATGAGTTGAAGACTAAGTTGAACAAAGTTCTTGGCTTAGATGGTTATGTTGCTGCACCAGCAGCAAGTCGTGAATCAGCGCCAGCACCAGCACAAGAAGCGTTCAAGCCTAAGGCTAAGACTGTTTCTCAAGTTGTTCAAGAAGATGATGATGACGGACTTAGCTACTTTGAAAAGTTAGCTGAAGACTAAAATCTAGTCTCACTCAAACAAAAATGGAACCTTATAAGGTTCCATTTTTTTATCTATACAAATAGTTGTAGTTATATGTTGAAGATATTGAACGTTCAGTGCTTCCTAGAATAGGATGCGAATACATATCTCTTACGCCGCCGCCATATCCGCCGCCGCCATTAATATTAGTTACTGAAGAATTATCTACATAATTTGTAGTAGGAACAACCAATTGTCCCGAAGTATCTCTTCTTTCTGCACCTATTGTTCCTGTTGGTGTGCCGACTGTAATTGGATTTACAGTAATCGGTGTGATAAAATTATTTGCATTTCCTCCCAGTACAGTCGTAAGTGTTGGACTTAAAGTATAGCCACGCGCAGTCATTGAACCTGCGGCCAAAGCGCCACCAGCTAAAACACTTGCACCCACAACAGCGCCGCGGGCTGCATTGCCAGTAGCTTCTAAAACTTTAGCATTAGCTATATTAGCAGCTAAATCTGTGTTTAATTTTTTTATGTCTATTGCTGGGTTGTTTGCACTAGCTGCGCCAATAGCTACTGAATATAATGCATCTATACTTGTATTAAATGAATCTGCATTTTTTTTTAAATTTGCAAATTCAATTCCAGCGGCACTATCAAGACCTTGGGTGCGGGCCCGCGCTTCAGCATCTGTGACTCTATCAAAATAATTAGATTTTATTTTAGCAATTTGCTCTTTAGTAGTTGTAGCAGTTATAGGGGCATATTCTGCAGGCGTAAGCGTCTTCGGCCCAATGAAGCCCACCGACTCCAGGTACCTCTCCCAATCGGTGCCGTATGTTCCATATGTTGCCTCTTTTGTCAATACTTTACTTAACATATTGATGGACACACCTGTATCCGAGCTAACCTTGGCTAAAGCTGTATTTGCCGCTGTACTTACAGCCGCACGTTGCTGTTCTGGCGTCATAAAGTTTTTATATAAAGACGTTGTTGCTGCTTGATAACCAGCCATACCGGCAACTAGATCACCCTTGCCCGACGGATCAAACTTTTCTAAAAATTTATTTTTAGAAGCTGCGAGAAGATTTGAGTCAAGATAAGAATTTCCTACATAATTAGAGTAATCAGTACTTTCTACAGTATATGCTGGCGGTACGTACCACTGTTTTCCGAAACCGAAGAAGCCATTGCCGCCTATAGAATATCCTTCTGGCTGAACTGTAGTGTAAGTTTTACCATAATAGTCAGCCTTATTTAATGTACCTGACGCAAATGCTGCGTTTCGCACTGCTGACAGATTTATCATTGATGTTGGATCAGATGCGGTTATCAAAGACGTTCCTGAAATTCTATTTCCAGAAGAATCTGTCATAATACCATACATTGCTGGATTAGCACCAGCATCTAAACCTGTCGTATATGAATTTTTAAGAGTATATGGCGAAAATCCTAACATTTGATAACCAGCATCAAATGCTTGAGTAGATTTTGCTAAACGATTTAATGCATCAACAGGTTTTTCTCCTGCTTCAGTGAACCTTTCAAAGAATGGAAAAACACTAGTCAGCATATCGTTATTGAACGATTCTAGAGTACTCGATAAAACTTGTTGCTGATCTGCTAGACTTAAACCCATCATGTCAATTTTAAACGACTTTTTAAAGTTGGCATAATTATCACTAGATATACCCAATATATCACTAGCACTTGTTAAATCGATTAATTGATTATCAATACTTTTCTGAAGCATTTGGTTCATTTTATTGTCGCCAAGAGCAAAACTAGATTCTGTATTTCTATCACTACTGAACCAACCGCCAGCTTCATGAATATTTTGGTAGCCTCCAATCGTAGTACCACCACCTTTAGTAGTGCCAAGAGTACCTTGAATACCCATTGCAGTCAATTCAGGTGCGCCGTGACCAAATGCTCTATTAAATAGTGCGCCAGCCCCGGCTGCAAGAAATCCTCCTGTGATATCAAAATATGAACCTATTGCAACAGCAGCGTCTACAACATCTTTCATATTCGAATCCATCTTGTATCCACCAGAAAGGGCGTTCGACAGTTGTACTGCACCATATGCATTTCCTATTGCGCCTGCAACTGATCCAAGTTGTCCCATAGTGGATCCGGAACTATTATACATGGCGACATTTTGGGCACCAGTCATACCTTGAGTGGATAATCCAATGCCGAATTCTCCAAGGCCTGTCGCAATTGTTCCTGCAGGCAACATACCTGCTAGACTTGATATGCCTCTTTGCGCTAACGCGCCGGGTGACATTTTGCCAAGTGTTGCTAACACTCCTGGACCGCCAGTTGTTAACATACTAGATATTGCAGCATTAATACCAGTCTGAGCATAAACACCACCTAAGGTATTTTTATTCAATCCTAATTTATTTCCTAAAAAACTTCCTGCTAAATTTGTTGCAAAGCTTACGCCTGCTGCTTCACCACCTTTGCCGCCAGTCAGCATGTTGCCAAGTCTACCCATGAAAGTACTACTTCCACCTCCAGACATATCGCCGCCAGCATCACGGCTACCCCAGCCAGCGGTCATACTTCCTCCGCTTGCTCCTCCATCACCTGTAATTGCGCCTACAATTGCGCCTACAATTCCACCACCACCAGCGCCTTGACCACCACCACCGCCAGAGGTGATACTTTTACTAAAGTTTCTGCCAGCTTCACCTACACCATAAACAAATTGTTTTGCAGCTTCAGCACTACCCGCTACTTGAATTTGTGCTTGTTGAATTGCTGCATTTTGAGTAATTTGGCCAGCATTTGTCGCAGACACTTCTCCAGCAGATACACCAGAAGCTGACGATCCCATCTTAAATAATGGAGAGAAGGGTGACGCAGTTATGCCTGCAATATTTTTAGACAATGAATCCAATCCAGTTTCATATCCAAATGCAGTTCTTAAATCAGTCGAAACTCCTGTCATTCCATACAATAAATCTGACCAACCCATACCCTCATTACCAGCAGCAAAGTTGTTTAGTGAACGATTCATCTGATCGCCACTCATACCTAGCATAGGAGCTAATACACCACCAATTAATTGATTACCATAGCTTCCTGCAAGTTGCGTAAATATCGAACCTATGCCAGCACCAGTTTCTTTTCCAAAAATTTTAGTAGCCAAATCTTCCATAGGCTTAGACAAATACTTACTTGCAAGATTTCCGCCGACATTACCAGCAGAAGTAGCGCCCATAGGAATTGCAGAGCCTAATTGACCTCTAATGTTATTTTCTAGAGTTTGTCTAAATTGTTTTTCTAGTGAGTCGCGCTCATCTCTATATTTTTTATTTTCAGCATCCATCTTTTCACGATAGAGTTGCTGAGCCTTCATCTCATCCAGTTGAGCTTGAGATAGAACAGGAGTTTGAATATTAGCTTTAGTAACTTCATCCTGTATTGCTTTTTCTACAGGATCAGCAGCTCCCTGCGCAACAATAAGAGGATCATCTTTTGTGCCAGTTGGCGTATCGGTTGGAGAGTTTACATTACTATTACTTCCACGACCCTCATTACTATAATTAGAATAATTACCGCCACCACCACTTAATGATGCTCTGGATAATTGTGCCAATACACTAGCAGAGTTTGTTGCCATTGCAGCACGATTTTCACCAACCTGCGCCGGACTATATGGTCTTTCTACGTATTGCGCAAATGTGCTAGTAGCACCACTTAATGTATTAGATGCTCTGAATTGTTCGCCTGCTTTACCTTTAGCTTCTTTAATAATTAATGCAATATTGTTATCAACATCTTTTAGATACTCTGCACTATAACCAGAACCAACACCACCTTTACTATTTAATTGAAAGAGTCCAAATGAAGCTTCTTTACTGCTTATATTAGATGCATTAGGATTTAATCTAGATTCTGCATATGCATTAGCTACAGCCGCTTGTGCTTGAACATCACTAAAGCCTGCTGCAATAAATTTACTATAGATTTTTTCTGCGATAGCAGTCTGTTGCGGAGTAAGATTTGATAATTGACCCGAATAGTCTGGAGATACAGGAGATGGAGTATAGTCGCCAGAACCAGTATTGCTTAAAGGCCCAGCAGATGTATCAGTACCAACAGCAGGCTTAGACCTATTAGCTAATCTTTGAGTTTCGGAAGTATTCGCATCATATGTTGCATTCTTCTCTGCTTGTACTGCGGCTCTTTTTTCTCCAGCAACATTTTTAATAGGAGTATAAGTTATAGGAACGTATTCTGTCTGCTTATAATTTTCACTAAACTTCTGTGCTTTATATTCAACATATGCTGCCCTGGTAGCGGGCTTATCGACATTAATTTTAATGCCAAGATATTTTTCAGACATATCCGCTATGTATTTTTTTGAAGAGTAAATCGCGTCTTCTACAACACCTCCTAAATAATAAAAGAGTCTACCCACCGCGTTTTGAATAGTAGTTATTGCACCAGAAACACTATCATAAATTGTTGCTATAGTTTCACTGGATTTTAATTTATTCTGCACCCAATTACTAAATCTTCCAAACATATTATAAATGCCTACGCCAAGTGCACCAAAAGCGTTCAAAACGATTATGCCCCAATCTTGAAATATTAACGTTAAATCATCAAAAGATTTTAAAAATTCGTCAAAGTTTCCTGTAAATATACCCTTAATTAAATTGACTATAACATCAAAACTGGTCCCAATAAAAGTAAAAAATCCATTCCAAAATTTTGTATAAATTTCTGTTATTCTTTCTTGAAAGTTTCCTTCGCCGCCTTCTTTGATAGATTTTGCCCCAAATGATGTGCCAAATACTTTATCCACTAACCATAAACCTGCGTCTATTAACCCTCCAATAAGTCCACCAACTCCGCCGCCAATAAATGCTGCAACTCTTTCTTTAAATGTTACTTCCGCTACACCTAAAGTTTTTTGTATTTGTTCAGTGTCAAAGGCCGCAAATAAACCATCGATTGCAAAAAATATAGCGTTAAGTCCAGGAATTTTACTTAAAACAGTTTCGAATACTCTAAAGGTGCCTTTAAAGAATGTACCAAGAATTGGCAATTCTTCCAAGAAGGGCTTAATACCTTTCACAAACTGACCAACATCGTCTGCAATTGTACCAATTTTTGTAAATAATTTACCTAAAGTGCTTTCTGCGGAGAACAAGTCTTTGAACTTTTGTATTGCTTTTCCAAAAAACCCTGCTTCAGTAAACAATTCACTAAAGCCTTTTATTATCTTTCCAAAAAAACCCTCTTCAGCGAACAAAGCTTTTAATTCTTGAATTCCTTTACCTAAAGCACTTTCTTCTGAGAATAAGTCTTTAAACTTTTTAATTATGCCACCAAAAAAACCCTCTTCAGCGAACAAAGCTTTTAATTCTTGAATTCCTTTACCTAAAGCACTTTCTTCTGAGAATAAGTCTTTAAACTTTTTAATTATGCCACCAAAAATACCCTCTTCGGCGAATAGGTCCTTAAACTTTTTAAATATATTTCCTAATGCGCCTTCTTCAGAAAATAAATCTTTTATTTTTTTAAATATATTTCCTAGAGCACCCTCTTCGGCGAATAAATCTTTGAATTTTTTAATGATGTTACCAAAAGCACCTTCTTCAGCGAACAAGTCCTTAAACTTTTTAAACAGATTTCCTAAAGCACCCTCTTCGGCGAATAAATCTTT